TACCCGTGAAGACATGTTGTCTGCCCTTCGTGCCGCCGATACAAATGGTGGTGTCTTTCGAAAGAAAGATGTTATCGCCGTGTCCAATTCTCTTGGACTCAAGAGCCGAATTGCTGACAAGATTATGGAAGAGGGCGAGAAGATTTCTCGTGGCGTTTACGATTTGTCGGCTGCAATGGTTGGCGTGACTGCCAAGCCTGTGCCCGTAATGTCTCAGCCAGTTGCTGAGATTACCTCGAAGCCCGTTGCTAAGACGGTGATGCAGCCTAAGCTAGAGGTAATCATTGACAATCTGGTTCCTCGTCTTGATGCGACCTACGTTCCGTTTGGCTTTTACACCGACCTGATTAAGGTTCTCAAGGCAGAAGCCTTCTATCCCACGTTCATCTCTGGTCTGTCTGGTAACGGTAAGACCACAATGATTGAACAGGCTTGCGCCAAGTTGAAGCGTGAATGTCTCCGCGTCAACATCTCGGTAGAAACCGATGAAGACGACCTGATTGGTGGCAACACCCTTGTCGATGGTAACGTAGTGTACCGCGAAGGTCCTGTTCTGACTGCCATGAAGCGTGGTGCAATTCTTATTCTTGATGAAATCGACCGCGGTTCGAACAAGTTGATGTGCATCCAAGCCATTCTCGAAGGCAAGCCATACTTCAATAAGAAGACTGGTGAGACTGTCTTCCCAGCCAAGGGCTTCAACGTGGTTGCAACTGCTAACACCAAGGGTCGTGGTTCCGATGACGGCAAGTTCATCTCGGCCCAGATTCTTGATGATGCCTTCCTTGAGCGTTTCGCCATCACAGTCGAACAAGAATACCCATCGGCTAAGGTTGAAAAGAAGATTGTCATGAACAAGATGGAAAAGGCTGGTGCGGTCGATGAAGAATTCGCCGACAACCTTGTCACTTGGGCTGAAATCATTCGTAAGACTTTCTACGATGGTGGCATTGACGACCTGATTTCGACTCGCCGTCTGGAACACATCGTTAACGCCTTTGCCATGTTCAAGTCTCGCCAGAAAGCAGTCGAACTTTGTGTAAACCGTTTTGATGGTGATACCAAGTCTGCGTTTCTTGACCTCTACAGTAAGGTTGATGCCAAGATTGACACAGGCCCTACCGATAACGTCAATGAAGACGCATTTTTTGAAGAGACACCGTTCTAAGGAGATATTATGACAATTCAATATAAGTATAACGAAGGTGACCTGCTTCGGCAGGTTACTGAGTATGTCAACGCCACTTATGGGCAGCACTACTCGCAGAACAAGTACCAAGCTACCGAGTTTATCATTGATGGTGGACATGGTGTAGGCTTCACGGTTGGAAACATCATGAAGTATGCCCAGCGATACGGTCATAAGGGAACTCCCGAAGACTGGCGCAAGGACCTCATGAAGGTCATTCACTATGCCATCATTGCATTGCATGTTCATGATAAGGCACAACAGCCTAGTCTAGCAGGACTTTACACGGATGTCAAGATAGAACCTGTTACTCTCACTGGTGTATTACCATCTACGATATCCGGTGGTACGATTTCTGCTACTTTGCCCACATCTACGCCCGACTGGTCAACCTATAATATGGGTACCAGTTCTCTCTTGACAAACGACACAATTTCTGTTATAACAAATACTGGTACTAAGACCAACAAGAAAAAAGGTTAATATATTATGAAAATTTCTAATGAAACACTTTCACTTCTAAAGAACTACGCTGGTATCAATACCAATATTCTGTTTCGGCAGGGTAATGTGATTGGTACCGTTAGTCCTGGGAAGAACATTTTCTCCCGTGCCACGGTTACTGAAACCTTTCCGCGTGAGATTGCCATCTATGACCTGAATAGCCTTCTGGCACTTCTGACCCTTATGGAAGATCAGGACGTAGATTTTGGCGAGACTAGCATCAAGGTTAGTAAGGACGGCTCGAAGTTCGAATACTTCTATTCCGATCCTGGCACCGTGACCGCTGCTCCCGACAAAAACCTTGAGATTGAACCTGTGTGGTCGTTCGATCTTTCTGCGGATGCAATCAGTATGATTCTCCGCGCCGCATCAATCACCTCGGCACCAATCATCAGCATTGTATCGGATGGTACTCAGGTTCAACTCAAGGTTGGCGACCCCACTAATTCATCGGCAAACTCCTACACTAAGACTATCAGCACCGATGTTGCTCCTGTGTTTGATTGCCGAGTGAAGACCGAGAACCTCAAAGTCCTGTCTGATAACTACACTGTCACGCTTGGCAAGAAGCGCGCCATGGAGTTTAAGAGCAAGGGTCGCGAACTCGTTTATTACATTGCAATGGACCCTGCGTCCTCTATTTAAGGAGAAATAATATGACTAAGTTTGAATTTACATTTAATGCCCGCATTCCTTATGATGCAGAAGAAGACCCTCGTGATGTAACCATTGCGTTTACCACGAGTGATATGGATGAAGTTGTTCGCCAGTTCAATAAGCTCCTCATTCTCAATGACTTTGATGCTCAGGTGGCCGTCGTATAACGGCCAACTGATACTGTGAATACTGGTCACTAAGCCAGCGTCCGTGGATAGACTAATATCGCGACGGACATTTTATTTTATTATGGAGAATCATTATGCGTGAAGACTTCCTCTGGGTTGAGAAGTATCGTCCTCGTAAGCTGGACGATTGCATCTTACCCGATGAACAATTGAATACCTTTCGCCAGTTTGTGGCGACTGGTGAGATTCCCAATATGCTCCTGTGTGGCTCGGCTGGTGTAGGTAAGACTACTATCGCCCGAGCCATTTGTGAAGAATTAGGCTGTGATTATATCGTTATCAACGGTTCAGAAGAATCTGGTATCGATGTTCTCCGCACCAAGATACGTGAGTTTGCATCTTCTGTCTCGTTTAGCGGCAAGACTAAGGTTGTTATTCTAGACGAAGCCGATTATCTGAATCCAAATTCCACTCAGCCAGCCCTTCGTGCCTTCATTGAAGAGTTTGCCAACAACTGCCGCTTCATCTTTACCTGTAACTTCAAGAACCGTATCATTGCACCTCTGCATAGTCGAACTGCGGTGATTGAATTCAAGTTGACTAAGGCTGACCGACCCAAGATGGCTGGTCGTTTCATGAAGCGCCTCGGTGACATTCTTGAGACCGAGAATGTGCAGTATGATGACAAGGTTGTAGCCGAAGTTCTCAAGAAGCACTTTCCCGACTATCGCCGTGTCCTTAATGAACTCCAGCGTTACAGCGTAAGCGGTACAATCGATGCCGGTATTCTAGCCAACGTCCAAGAAATCAACATGAAAGAACTTGTTGATGCTCTGCGTGGTAAAGACTTCAAGAAGGTCCGTCAGTGGGTCGTAGATAATATCGACAACGATGCTGGCATCATCTTCCGTAAGATTTATGATACCCTTCTTGATGATGTTAAGTATCCTGCGGCTCTTATCGTTCTGCTGGCCGACTACCAATACAAGTCTGCTTTCGCTACCAACCAAGAAATCAATCTCGTAGCCTGTCTGGTTGAGATTATGGCTGGGGTGGAGTGGAAGTAATGGACGGTATTCTAGAGGGTCTTGGGGATCCAAAGGTAGAATATAAGCCAGAAGATTATGTAGAGAAAAAAGCTAAGATTTCTCCCTTCGATTTCATCAACGATATTAACCACAAGAAGACCAATCTCATAGTAGATGAGTGGTCAGAGAAGCAATACAACCCTTGGATCATCAATCGTGGACTGAGTTTCAGTGCCGATACTGTTATTCCAGCCAACGAGATGAACTGCCGCCCACACCTTGATAAAGCTCTGCAAAATACTTTTCTTATAAATACAATTAGGTCTAGAAAGCGTTTTGATAAATGGATCAAAATTGAAGACGATGCCGAAGTTGAGATGATCAAGGAGTATTATGGCTATAGTAATGAAAAAGCTAGTCAAGCTCTTACAATTCTCTCCGAAGAACAAAAGAAAACAATAAAAGAGAAATTGTATAAAGGTGGTAGAAAATGAGCGAAGATTTTTTTGATATTAACTATCCTGGGTATGCTCCCTTGGAAGTTAAGTTGGAGAATCCAGACGACTTTCTAAAGGTTCGTGAAACTCTTTCACGTATTGGGGTAGCGTCTCGTAAGGACAAGATTCTTTATCAGTCATGCCATATCCTTCATAAGCAGGGTAGGTATTTCATTGTTCACTTTAAGGAACTCTTTGCCTTAGATGGTAAAGATGCGGACTTTAGCGATAATGACTTGCAACGTAGAAATACTGTTGCGCATTTACTTTCGGACTGGGGTTTGATTACCATTCTCAATCCAGAAATCCATGAGGACAAGGCACCTCTAAATCAAATCAAAGTAATTGCTTACAAAGAAAAGAACGAGTGGGAACTTATTCAAAAGTATAACATCGGTCGCAAAAAGTAGTTGACTTTCTTCTAAAAGTATAGTATAAATAAAGTGTGCCATGCTTCGGATGGCACACTTTTTAAACTCGCTTAATAGGAGCAAAAATATGAAATTTGATACAACAATGATCCCACAGATGGATCGTTATTTCGTTGGCGCAGACCGTGTTATGAAGAGGCTGGCAGATATTGCCGACCAATCATCCCAGATGATGCCAATTAAATATCCCCCATACAATATCAAGAAGGTCGATGAAGACCGCTACGTTATTGAACTAGCCGTTGCTGGTTTCGGTAAGTCCGAGATTGATATTGAATTGCAAGAAGGTCTGTTGAGTATTCGTGGTAAAATCGATGCCACTGAGAATACTGAATACCTTTACAAAGGTATTGCCGAGCGAGGATTCAAACGTGAATTTACTCTTGCCGACAATGTTGAAGTAAAAAGTTCTACTCTGGTAAATGGTATGCTAAAGATTTGGCTTGAAGCATTTATTCCAGAAGAAAAGAAAGCCAAGAAGATCGACATTACCGATGAGGATAATGAATATCCATCACAAGCTGCCGAATTCTTGGCAGAAGGTAAAACTAAGTAATAATTTAAGAAGGTGAATGCTATGTCCAATATTAAATGTATAAAGCTAATCAGCGGTGAGGAAATCATTGCTGACATTGATGAAAGTGCTGAGGGTCTTGTAATCCTACAAAAGCCTCTGTTGATTATGATGGTACCTAACCAGAACAATCAGTTTGGTATTGGACTAGCACCCTTCTGCCCGTATGCCCAGACCGGAGATATTCCTATTCGTGCTGGTGCAGTTGTTTCTATTTTCGAACCAGATACTGGAATGAAGAACGAATATAATACTCGTTTCGGTAGTGGTATCGTCATTCCAGAAAGTAAGATTATCATATGAAATTATTTACCGCATTTCTAGCCGCAGCCCTGATTGCCACTCCCGCTCTAGCAGTAGAGCATTCATGGAAGGTAACAAGAGTTATGGACGGGGACACAATCGAAGTCGAAGCACCATGGGTGCCAGCTCCAATTCCACCTGTAATTAAAATCCGAGTGTTGGGTGTTGATACACCTGAAAAGGGTGGACGTGCCCAGTGTCCTAAGGAAGCTGCTGGTGGAGAAGCAGCAACAAACTTTACTAAGTCTGTTATCAAGCCGGGACAGGTTATTCAGGTTGACCTAAAAGAATGGGACAAGTTTGGTGGCCGTGTTCTTGGTTATGTCAAGTATAATGGCAAGGACCTATCAACAGAACTAATCAAGGCTGGCCTCGCCCGCGCCTATATGGGCGAAAAAAAGGCATCATGGTGTAACTAACTCTCTTTACTTTTGTTATGTTTTATAGTATAGTAGTATTTGAATTGAAAAGAGGTTTACATGAAGTTTTATACCAGCGCACACCAATATGGCTCCAAGATTCTTGTTCGAGGTGTTCATAATGGTGTGCGCTTTAATCGTAGGGAAGACTTCTCTCCTGTTCTCTATGTGAAGAGTAAAGAACAGGGTGTCCACAAGTCTCTGTATGGCGATAATCTCCAGCCCGTTGAGTTTCAAAGTAACAATGATGCCAAAGAGTTTATTCAAACCTATGGTGAAGTAGATAACTTTCCTATCTACGGTCAGACTAACTTTGGGTATCAGTATATTACGCATAAGTTCCCCGGTGAAATCCAGTGGGACATGAATGCTCTAAAGATTCAGACAATCGATATCGAAACGCGAGCCGAGTTTGGCTTCCCAGATATCAATAATCCTATTGAAGAGATTCTTCTCATCACTGTCAAGGACCTAGTCTCTCGGCAGATTATTACCTTTGGTTGTGGTGAATTTGATGATGTAAACTCCGAAGAAATAACAGCCCTTCGTGCTACTGGCAATAAGTTTCTATATGTTAAGTGTGACAATGAACGCGACTTGTTAGAAACCTATATCAGATTTCATTCGGACAATCATCCAGATATCATCACTGGTTGGAACGTTGAACTTTTCGATATTGCATATATGATTGCCCGCGTCGAGCGATTGTTCAATGATGAAAATGCCACCAAGAAGAAGTTTTCTCCTTGGGGTCTAGTGCAACGTAAGAACATGAATGTCATGGGTCGCGAAATGTTTACCTATGAAATGAAGGGTATCGCCGTTCTAGATTATCTGGACCTCTTTAAGAAGTTCACGTATTCTAACCAAGAGTCCTACAAGCTAGACCATATTGCCTCTGTGGAACTTGGTAAGAACAAGCTGGATAATCCCTATGAAAGTTTCCGTGAGTTTTATACTAAAGACTGGCAGAAGTTTGTTGAATACAACGTTCGAGACGTTGAAATTGTGGACGAACTTGAACGTAAGTTGAAGTTGATTGAACTTATTCTTACAATGGCTTATGACGCCAAGTGTAATTACAATGATGTTTTCTCACAGGTTCGCACCTGGGATTGCCTTCTCTACAATCACTTGTATGATAAGAATATCCACATTCCGCAGAAGAAAGACCAGCAGGGTCGCGGCATCGAAGGTGCTTACGTTCAAGAACCTAAACCCGGTAAGTATGACTGGGTAGTTTCTTTCGATGCTACCTCTCTGTATCCGTCAATCATTATGCAGTATAATATGTCGCCTGAGACCATGGTAAATGGTTATGTAAAAGACACCACAGTCCGCGGCCTTCTTGATAAGACCTTTGATCTAGATGACCTAAAAGACAATGATTATTGTATGACCTCAAATGGGTATTGCTATAATCGCACCAAGCAAGGTCTGTTCCCAGAAATCGTAGAGAAATTCTTTGATGACCGTCAACGCTACAAGAAGTTAATGATTGCCGCGCAGAAAGAATATGAACTTACTAAAGATGAAAAACTAAAGAACAATATTTCGAAGTATAACAACTTCCAAATGGCAAGAAAGATTCAGTTGAACTCTCTCTTCGGTGCCATGGGTAATGAATACTTCCGTTATTATGATGCTCGTGTAGCCGAGGGTATCACTATGACTGGTCAGTATATTATTCAGGAAGTAGGTAAGGCACTTGACGTTTATCTCAACAAAGTCGTAGGAACAAATGGACACAACTACTCTTTCTACAGTGATACTGATTCTTGTTATATTTCCCTGGAGCCTCTTGTTAGTAAGTTTTATCCTGATATGGACCGCGACAAACTCATTGGCGTTCTCGATAAAATCTGCGAAGAGAAAATCACAGAGGCGATCAACAAGAGTTGCGATGGACTTGCGGACTACACGAATGCATTTCAGAAGAAAATTATATTCAAACGCGAGGCAATCGCGGAACGTGGCATCTGGGTTGCAAAAAAGAGGTATGCACTTAATGTCTATGACAACGAAGGCGTCCGTTACGATGAGCCAAAACTCAAGGTCATGGGTCTCGAAATCGTCCGCTCGTCTACGCCAGCGCCCGTCCGCAAGAGCCTCAAAGAAGCCGTCAGACTCTGCCTGACTTCCGATGAAGCAACTCTGCAAAAGTTCATCGAAGAAACCCGCGAGGCATTCTACAAGATGTCGCCCGAAGAGATTGCATTCCCACGAGGCGTAAATGGGTTGTCTAAGTATACATCTACGGCTGATATCTACGGCAAGGGGACACCGATGCATGTTCGTGGTGCCCTAATGTATAACCATATGATCAAGAAAGCCAATCTTGACAAGAAGTATGAATTAATTCAAGAGGGTGAAAAGATTAAGTTTCTTTATCTCAAAGAGCCTAATACAATGCACGAAAATTGTATTGCTTTTCTCGGAATAATGCCAAAAGAACTTGACATTCACAGGTATATAGACTATAAGATGATGTTCCAGAAAGCATTTCTTGACCCACTTAACATGATTGTAGACGGCCTAGGCTGGTCTACCGAACCTAAAGCAACATTGGAGGACCTATTTGCATGAACGCACTACTTGACAAACTGAAAAAGAATAGCACAATCAAAGAAACAAATGTGCTATCAGAAAGCAAACTGTTTAGCACTAAGGATTTAATCCAGACTTCTGTTCCCGCATTGAATGTGGCTCTGTCTGGTAAGTTGGATGGTGGCCTAACACCAGGACTGACTATCTTTGCTGGCCCATCGAAGCACTTCAAGACAGCGTTTGCCATGATGCTAGTGAAGAGTTTCTTGGATAAATATGATGATGGTATTGTTCTGTTTTATGACTCGGAGTTTGGTGCTCCTCAATCATACTTTGAGAACTTTGGCATCGATACTGGTAAGGTTGTTCATACTCCCATCACCGATATTGAGCAATTGAAACATGATATCATGAAGCAAATCAACGAACTTGAACGCAAGGATCGTGTTATGATTGTTGTTGACTCTGTTGGTAACCTCGCTTCTAAGAAAGAAGTTGATGATGCCCTAGACGGTAAGTCTGTTGCAGACATGACTCGCGCCAAGCAAATGAAGTCCTTGTTCCGTATGATTACACCACATCTTACCATCAAAGACATTCCGATGGTAGTTGTCAATCATACTTACATGGAAATCGGTATGTTCCCCAAGGCAATCGTCTCTGGTGGTACAGGCATCTACTACTCGGCTGACAACATCTTTATCATTGGTCGCCAGCAAGAGAAGCAGGGCACCGAGGTAGTTGGCTATAACTTTATCATCAACGTAGAGAAGTCCCGCTTTGTGCGAGAAAAGAGTAAGATCCCGATTGAAGTTACCTTTGAAGGTGGTATCAGTAAGTGGTCTGGTCTACTTGATATGGCACTAGAAAGTGGTCACGTTATCAAGCCATCGAATGGTTGGTACCAGTTGGCGACAGAAGAAAAGAAGCATCGCTTGAATGATACATACAATAAAGAATTCTGGCTGCCAGTTCTGACTGACCCAACATTCAGTGAGTGGGTTGAAAAACGATACCGCATGGCAGGTGGACAAATGATGGAGGGTGAAAATGTGGAAATTCTTGACGAAGATGTTTCAGAAGAATACGAAAATCTGTGACGAATGTGGTTGCGGCATCAATCCTAAGAAAGATGCTGCAATCTGTCTTCATGGTTCAGAACATGGCCTAACTTTTGAGAAGTGGGTATGTGAAGATTGTTGTATGAAGATTGCTAATGATTATGAAGAATATTTTGAACTAGAGGATGTGAATGTTGCAGAAGAAAATTGAAACTATTATCCTAAGTAAGTTGATTTCGGATGAGGATTACCTGCGTAAGGTAATCCCATTCATTAAAGATGAATATTTTACAGACAACGCCGAGAAGTTAATCTATCGTTACATCAACGAATTTGTTACCAAATATAATTCTCTTCCTACCATCGATGCCATAAACATTGCTCTACAAAATGACCGCAAGGTAAATGAGAAAGAGTATCAGCACGTTACAGAAACTCTAACCGCACTTGATGATGATGTGGATGCCAATGAGAAGTGGCTTCTAGACCAGACCGAAAAGTTCTGCAAAGACCGAGCGGTGTATAATGCCATTATGCAATCGATTCAAATCATTGATGGCGAAGACAAGGTACATTCGCAAGATGGTATTCCTTCCATTCTCCAAGATGCATTGGCAGTTGGGTTTGATAACAACGTAGGACATGACTACATTGATAACGCCGAAGACCGTTTTGATTTCTATCACCGGGCAGAAACTAAGTTGCCGTTTGACCTCGAGATGTTCAACAAGATTACCAATGGTGGTCTACCAAATAAGACATTGAACATTGCTCTTGCTGGTACTGGTGTTGGTAAATCTCTGTTCATGTGCCACATGGCTGCAGGTGCATTGGGTCAGAACAAGAACGTTTTGTATATCACCCTAGAAATGGCAGAAGAACGTATCGCAGAACGTATTGATGCCAACTTGATGAACGTCAACATTCAAGAACTCAAAGACCTATCTAAGTCAATGTTCGACCAGCGGATTGCGAAGATTCGTTCGAAGACAGAAGGTCGTTTGATTGTCAAAGAATATCCAACAGCCAGCGCCCATGTTGGCCATTTCAAGGCTCTATTGAATGAACTCCAGTTGAAGCGAAACTTTAAACCAGATGTCATCTTCATTGACTATCTGAATATCTGTGCCTCAAGCCGCTACAAAGCATCTTCTGGTGCCAACTCTTACACTGTCATTAAGGGTATCGCAGAAGAACTCCGTGGTCTGGCTGTAGAGTTTGATTTGCCAATCGTCTCTGCTACTCAGACAACCCGTAGTGGTTATGCCAATTCAGATGTTGAATTGACAGATACATCGGAATCATTTGGTCTACCAGCTACGGCTGACTTGATGTTTGCCCTTATCGCAACAGAAGAACTTGACAAGATGGGCCAGTTGATGATAAAGCAGTTGAAGAATCGTTACAACGACCCGGGTATGAACAAACGCTTCATGGTTGGTATCGACCGTGGTAAGATGAAACTGTATGACTTGGAAGATGATGCTCAGGCTGGTATTATGGACTCTGGACAAGACGATGTTCCAGTGTTTGAAAATACTACCATTGGTAAGCGAAGAGATTTTTCAAAGTTTGAGTTTTAACTTGACAAACTGTTATAAATGTAGTATACAATAGTTATGCGCCCGTAGCTCATCTGGATCAGAGCGCGAGACTTCTAATCTTGAGGTAGTAGGTTCGAGTCCTACCGGGCGCACCAGTTTTTAGGAAATATTATGGATAATGAACTCAAATTAGTAGTGTCATCTTTTATTTGGATAAATGTTGGCAGTCAAGATTTGCCTCTGTGGAAAACAATGGGTGGTAAAGAATACATTATAAAGTATTTTACTGGCGACCCTACTTTTGAAATGATTAACGAGTT